CGGCGGATGCCACCCTCACTGACCGAGCCACTGCCTTGGCGGCTGTTTTTGCTAATGCTAGTTTGGGAACTTCTGCTCGTACCGGTTCTACCGATACAGGCAAGTCTAATTCTCAACTAGGCGTAAGCACTATTGCCACCACTGCAACGTTACCTTTGCGTATTGTAGGTTTGGTTGATGATGACGCTAACAATGATTATGCGTCAGCGGGTGCTCATCTTCTTGTTCGATTGAACGCACATTTCAACGCAGCCACGCGGGCGTTTGCTTCTCAAACAACCGCTGACTCAACTGGTATTTAAGGGAGATTAAGTAATGGCTATTTCTCGCGCACAACTGGCGAAGGAGCTTGAGCCCGGACTGAACGCTCTCTTCGGCCTTGAGTATGATCGCTACGAAAAAGAGCATTCTGAGATCTTCGACGAAGAATCTTCAGACCGTGCTTTTGAAGAAGAAGTAATGCTGTCTGGTTTCGGCACTGCGCCGGTTAAATCAGAAGGTGGTTCTATTTCGTTTGATGACGCGCAGGAGACTTTTACTGCTCGTTATACTCACGAAACCATCGCTCTGGCCTTCAGCATCACTGAAGAAGCTATCGAAGACAATCTTTATGATCGTCTTGCTTCTCGCTACACCCGTGCTTTGGCACGATCTATGTCACAAACCAAGCAGATCAAAGCCGCTTCCATCCTGAACAATGCGTTCAGCACTGGTTCTCCAGTGGGTGATGGCGCTGCTCTGTGTTCTTCTGCCCACCCTTCTTTGTCTGGCAACCAGCGTAATCAACTGTCTGTAGCTGCGGATCTCAACGAGACTTCGCTTGAGCAGATGCTGATTGATATCGCGGGTTTCACCGATGAGCGTGGTTTGAAGATTGCGGTACGTGGCATGAAGCTGATTATCCCGAAGGAACTGCAATTTATTGCAGAAAGAGTTATTAACTCTAACCTCCGTCCGGGTACGGCTGACAACGACACCAACGCAATGAAGTCTATGGGTATGATCCCGGATGGCGCTGTTGTAAACCACTTTTTGACCGATACGGATGCGTTTTTCCTCAAGACTGACGCTCCTAACGGCTTTAAGTTGTTTAACCGTAGCCCCATTAAGACTGCTATGGAAGGTGACTTCGACACTGGCAACATGCGCTTTAAGGCGCGTGAGCGTTACAGTTTCGGCGTTTCTGATTGGCGTTGTGTCTTTGGCTCCCCCGGAGCTTAAAAACGGAAGCCGCCTTCGGGCGGCTTTTTTGTTCCACGTGGAACATCTGTGTTATTATTTTTCTTTCCTGACAGCCTTGTTAAGAGGTTGACACTAGCCACGACAGGAGACTCACATGGCTAATACTACTTTTACAGGACCTGTTCGGTCCGAAAGCACATTCAAAGCTGTAAGCAAAAACGCCACTACCGGCACAATTACAGAAGTCGCTACGCTTGGGGACGGTCCCGTAAGTCTTGCTGACGCGGATGTAACCCTTACTAATGCTACGCATAGCGGAAGAATTTTACTGGTCCCAGACGGCGGTCAAGACAACACCTACACGTTGCCTGCGCCCCTTGCTGGTTCTGTCTTCAGGTTTGTTTATGCGGGCGGGGCGGCAGACGCCACTGATGCAATCATCGTCACTCCCGGCAACGCCAACTTTTACATAGGCGGTGTTACATTCTTGGATAGCGACAACGAAATAAGCTCGGTGTTTTCTGACGGAAACTCCAACAGCAGTATTCAGCTAAATGTACCGGCTGGATTTGACGTAACTATCGTTGGCTTAGACACCACCAACTACCAGATTTTCGGCACCGTAACGAGCGCCACTGCTCCAGCGTTTGCTGATCAATAATCTAATCGGGGGTTTCGGCCCCCCTTTTTGGAGGTTTTTATGGCTGATGCTGTAACGTCACAGACGCTAATCGATGGCCCTAAAAATGCCGTCATAAAATTCACCAACGTCTCTGATGGGACGGGGGAAGCTGCTGTTGTAAAGGTAGATGTTTCGGCTCTGTCGGACAGTGCAGATGGCGACACGTGTAACGAAGTCGTTATTGAACGAATTTGGTGGCAATGCATAGGCATGAAAGTCAAGATCTTGTTTGACGCCACTAGCGACCAATTTTGTATTGAGTTAGGCGAAAATCAAAGTGGAGATCATGATTACTCCGACTTTGGGGGCTTAACCAACAATGCGGGGTCCGGTAAAACGGGGGATGTTTCTTTTACTACAGTTGGGCATACCTCGGGAGACACCTATACCGTAATTTTGTATTTGCGGAAGAAATTCGCCTAACAATGGCTACGACTAAAAATGTACGAAGACTCCCCTCTGGACGACTAGAGTACAGAGGGGAGACTTTTGCGGGGTACAACAAGCCAAAAAAAACGCCCGGAAAGTCTAAAAAAAGTGCTGTTTTGGCTAAAAAGGGCACGGAAGTTAAGCTGGTGCGCTTTGGCGACCCCAACATGTCAATTAAAAAGTCACAACCGAGTCGTAGAAGCAATTTTAGGGCACGACACAACTGTGACACGGCAAAGGACAAGTTCACGGCCCGTTATTGGTCGTGTAAAGCGTGGTAACCATGGAAATCCAACAGCTTATTGCTAAGTTAGAGAAGCACGAAGCCGAATGCAATTTGCGCTACGCCCGCATTGAAGAGCGATTAGACGATCAAAAAGAGTTTATATCAAAAAACTCGGACTCTTTAAGCAAGCTAGATATTAAAATCTGGGGTTTGGCTATTTTAATTATTGTTTCTCCTTTTGCGGCTAAAATCTGGAGTTAAAATGGGTGGTTGTGGATCTAGGGTAAAAACAGGGCCAGATAAGGCTAAAGTTCAAGTCACCTACATGCGAAAAGGCGGGGCCGCGTCTAAAAAAAGTAAAGGAAGTAAGATTTGTCCTGCGGGCAAAGCATGGGCAAAGCGAACTTTTGACACATATCCTTCTGCGTATGCCAACATGGCCGCCAGTAAATATTGCAAAGACCCGAATTACGCCAAAAAAGCAAAAGGCAAAGCTTGATGGGTGAATTAGCCAAATGGCGTGACCAAAAATGGGTTCGTATTGACAGTAGTGGCAACATTGCTGGGGAATGTGGTACATCTAAAAATAAAAGCAACCCGGATCGCTGTCTACCGCGCTCCAAAGCGGAAAGTCTTAGCAAATCGGAACGTGCTGCTACGGCGCGTAAAAAGAAAAAAGCCGGATCCGAAGGACAGCAAGTTGTTGCAAATACTAAAGCCGCCAAGGTCAAAATGGCGGCTAGGGGCGGGGAAATACGCAAAAATCACAAAGGTTGTGGCGCGGTCTTATCTAATCGAAGAAAACGGACTAGGTATGCCTAGAAATGGACATAGAACGTCAAATAATAGAGGAAATTCAAGGCTGGTCTGAATATGCTTTGGAAGTTCCAAACCCCTTTTTTAACGATTTGCCTGCCTGCCCTTACGCAAAAAGCGCATGGTTAAACGACAAAGTCGGTTTCACGTTTAGTTATCAGAAAGAAAACCAAACACTGTACACCGCGTTGTCTCAGTTTGATGACACATATGACATTGTGTGTTGCGTCCACCTTCAATACGAAGAAGACCCGGAACAGTTCCACCACTACATAGGAGCTTTAAACGAGGCTATCTCTATGGGTATTTTTATTCAAAAAGATTTGTGGGCCATGGGATTTCACCCGGATGATGATCAAGACGGAGAAGTTTTTGATCAATCGTTTGAGCCGGTAACGGATGCGATATATGCCATAACATTTGTTCAAAGGCTTTCAAAACTGGAAATATCCGCAGAAACATTAAAGAAAAAAGGGTATTATGAGAATTACCTAAGCAACCCCGAGACGGCTCATCTTTGGGACGAACGTCAAGAACTTTACAGGAGACTATGCGATGCCGGGAACGAACAGAAAAATGCCTAAGAAAATGCGAGGCGGCGGTATGGCGGCCAAGCCTAAAGCAATGCCTATGAAAAAAGGTGGCCGCGTAAAAGGTCGTAGTATGCCTACCCCAGTGCCTCCTATGGAGATGACAGAAAAAAAAGTTACGCCGGTAATACCGGATGAGTCGGGTGGCCGTAAAAAGCTTAAACCGGCCCCTAATAGGGGCGCAAGCATGTTGCCAAAACCGGTAAGAAACAAAATGGGCTTCATGCAAAACGGTGGAGCGGTTAAAAAAGCGGCGGGAGGCGGTGTAAATAAATCCGCTGTTCGTAGTTCCTCCAAGAAACCTTTGTAATGACCGTTTCGGGCTCTACAGACTTTGAGCTTGATGTAAGCGATTACATCGAAGAGGCGTTTGAGCGGTGTGGACTTGAGGTTCGCACCGGTTACGATTTAAAAACAGCCAAACGGTCTTTAAATTTGATGTTGGGCGATTGGGCCAACCGGGGCTTAAATCAATGGACTATTGAGCAAACCACGGTGTCTTTGACGCAAGGGACAGGGAACTATGCTTTAGGGGCGTCCACAATTGACGTTTTAAATGCGGTAATTAGACGAAGCGACACTGATTACGCCTTGGAAAGGATTAGTCGTAGTGATTACATCAACATTCCAACTAAAACGACACAGGCTAGGCCGTCTCAATTTTTTGTAGATCGGCAGATTGACCCTACCCTGAAGCTTTGGCCGGTTCCAGAAAACAGCACAGACACCGTCCTTATTGACAAGCTTGTTCGTATAGACGATGCGGACACGTACACAAACACGATGGATGTACCCTTCCGATTTTACCCGTGTTTGGCGGCAGGCTTGGCGTATTACATTGCCATTAAAAGAGCCCCGGACCGCGTACAATTGCTTAAATCTATATATGAGGAAGAGTTTGAAAGAGCCGCGTCTGAAGACAGAGATCGTGCATCTTTTAACATCCAGCCCTCTATGGCGTATTCAAGGATTTAGTGGTGGGTCGATTTGCTACAGGTAAATTTGCTTACGGCATCTCTGACCGGTCTGGTCAAAGATATAAGCTAAATGAGATGAAGCGTGAGTGGAACGGCTTGTTGGTGGGTCCTGATGAATATGACCCCAAACAACCGCAATTAGAGCCTCGACGTAAAGTTGTGGACCCACAAGCTTTGCAAAACCCACGACCGGATCGCATAGAGCCTTTAGACGTTTTTGTGGGCACAATTTTGGTAGAAGGCCCTGATTTTAGGCCCACGGTGGGATATGGGGCGGTGGGAACAGTGACGGTGACAACATCATGAGTTTTACATACTCAGCGTTAAAACAAGCTATTCAAGATTACGCGGAAAACGACGAAACCTCGTTTGTTAACAATTTAGACATTTTTATTAAAAACACAGAGGAGCGTGTTCTTAAAAATGTTCAATTAAGCCTTTTCCGAAAAAACGCTTCGGGGACATTGACAAACGCCAACCAATTTTTAGCGTGTCCCACAGACTTTTTAGCGCCATTGTCTTTGTCTTTTGTCGATACCAGCAGTAACAAAGTTTTTTTAGAGCTAAAAGACCCTGATTTTATACAGACGGTTAATCCCAACAGCGCGACTACGGGATCTCCAAAATACTACGGCGTTTACGACATAGATAACTTTATTGTCGGGCCTACGCCAAATTCGTCGTATACCGTTCAATTAAACTACTTTTACAGACCCGCTAGTCTTACCGCAGGAGCCAGTTCTGGAACAACGTGGTTGAGTGAAAACGCTCCTATGACAATGCTTTATGGGTGTTTAGTTGAGGCATATACTTACATGAAGGGCGAGGCGGATGTTTTACAAAACTATCAGCAGCAATTTATGCAAGGGTTGCAAAGCTTAAAGCTGTTTGGAGAAGCTAAAGAGGTTACAGATCAATACCGCACAGGAATGGTGGTAAGGGCTAAACAATGATGGTAGAAGAGGGTAAAATAAGTTCGGGCATCGTAGATGTTCAAACTACCAGTAACCGTGGTTTTACCCCGGAAGAAGTTGCTGCTCGGTGTTTAGATCGGATTGTTAAGGTATCAGAATCCGCTCCCCCCGTTATAAAAGATCAAGCGTTGGCGTATAAAGAAAATCTACGTCAAGTGCTTACGCATTACATGCGCGAAGCGATCCAAAGTGATCGCACGACTGTTTACAATGCTTTGCTTAATGCGGGGCAACAAAAGTTAGCCGAAAATATCAGGAGGCTTTAAATGGCTTTTAGTGGCAATTTCATGTGTACGTCCTTCAAGAAAGAGTTACTTGAAGCGGTTCACAATTTTAAAAACTCTGGCGGCAATACTTTTAAATTGGCTATGTATACCAATAGCGCCAGTTTTACTGCGGCTACTACCGCCTATACAACCAGTAATGAGATTAGCGGCACTGGGTACACGGCAGGAGGGGGGACCCTTACACGGGTTGATCCAACTACGTCGAGCACCACTGCATTAACCGACTTTTCAGATCTAACGTTTAGCTCTTCTTCGCTCACGGCGCGAGGGGCTTTAATCTACAACGACAGTGCTAGTGGAGATCCCACGGTAGTCGTTTTGGACTTCGGTGCAGATAAAACGTCTAGTTCAGGCGACTTTACCATTGTTTTCCCCGCCGCTGATGCAAGTAACGCAATTATTCGGATAGCGTAATGGCTGACGTGATCGTTCCACTTACTGGT